TAACGAGTCTTGAAACCAATTTTTGGTTGGAAGGTGTCAGGGTTGATTGCTCTAACTTGCTGTAACGGAACGTATGGGCAGTAGAATAATCCTGCGTCATAAGGAGAAGTTCCTTTGTATCCTGCAACGTAGTAGTGCTTGTCACTTACGTTTGCTGAATATGGGTCAACGTATACTTTAACGCGACCATTAAGTGTTCCAACAAGAGTGCTTGAAGTATCATCTGGAACTAGACCGTTGTTACCTGCAAGACCAGGTGCGTAGTCTAGAACGCCAGCCATACCTAGAGCAGATACAACATCAGCAGAAGCGATGAGTATGTTACCCTTTCCACGACGAGTCTGATGACCGATCGCGTTAGCGTCTCTTTCTATCTGGAATAGAAGTCCTTTGAATTTCTCAACAGACCATCTACCGTTTGAGTCAACATCAAGGTCAAAGATACCTGCGTTAGCAGTATTGTTTTGAGCACCAGCAACTGCGTTAACATAGATTGTTCTAACAACTTCCCTGTTGATTTCAGCAAGGATTTCTGTTGATAGAATGTTGCTTAGCTCTTGCTCTGCATCTAGACCATGAATTGCTTTCAAGTCTTGAGCAAGTTCAATACTGTACTCTGCCTTTAAGGCTCTAGCTTTAGCAGTAACAGTGACTTTCTCGATTGAGAAACCCATTTCTCTGAACGCTGTTGATGCAGATGAATCATCTAGACCTTCAACAGTGTTTGTTGCCATACCAGTCGCATCGCCTGTCTGCTCGTATGTACCTGCAGGAGAATCGTTAAGAAGTCCTGGGTTAGCACCTTGAGCGTCGTTAGTTGCGTCTGTTGCGTTAGGGTCATAGTTAGATAGACCTGTACCTGCTCCTCCAGAGAAACCTGCGTTAGGTTCGTTGAAGAATGCTTCTCTGTAATCGCCAGAAGCTGGTGATCTTTCAGAGCCGTATTGTGTTCTCATTGCAAAGATAAGTCCTGTAGGACCAGTCATTGGCTGAACGCCAGCGATATCATATGCAATTAATTGTGGCATTGAACGTCTGATTAGACTAATCAATACTGGGTCGAAACCTGCAACAGGACCTGTTGCTGTAGCACCACTACCGAATCCGCCTGCGCCTGCAGTTTGGAGTGTCTCGGTAATAAGTCCTTCTTCGACTAATGCTTTTTCTTGGTTCTCAAGAAGTTGTGCGACTACGCCTTTCTTATGAGCATCTTCAATTTCTGGAAGTGCATCATGATTTAGAACGGGTGCCCACTTTTCTTGGAGGTTTTTAATAGACATTTGTCTCTAAGTTAAGTAGTTTTAATTTACAATTATGTGGACCAACGAGCGATTGCATCAACGTACTTAGACATTGTGCCACTTGTTGTGGATTCTACAAGGGGTTCAGAACTTTCTTCTGTGGGGTCAGTCTTTGCAGATTCTGCAACGACTTCAGCCTTCTTGGTAAAGTATGATTCCTTAATAGTTTCGACTTTCTTACGAAAATCTTCTTCATTTTCAAACTCAACACCCTCTGCCAATGATGCTAGCTTCTCCTTTTGGGTTTCAGCAAGACCAGTAGCGACTTCGTTCACAATTTCCATTTTAACAAACTCCCCAATTCTCTTATTTAAAGAAACGTTGGTGTCGATTTGCTCGTTGAGTTTAGCTTCCATATCATCTATTTCCCCTGCCATTCCATCTAGCAGGTTAAACTTCTCTTCGGGCACCGTAAAGTTGTGCTCGATGAAAAGATCTTTTAGACCAGAGAAGAATGATTCTGCCATCTCAGTTTTGATACCATGCTCAATCTGGAGTGAATTTTCTTTCATCCATGATTCAGCAGCATAAGATAGATAGTCATCAACCTTCTCGGCCAATTCTGTTTGAACCTTTTCGACTTCCTCAGTCAAGGTCTGTTCAAATGCCTCTTGCAAAGTTTTAACTTCGTCGTTGACTCTGGCGGTAACCGCAGCCTCGAAAATAGTCGCAGCTTTTACTCGGAACTCTTCTGAGAGTTCTTCACCAGCGACAAGAGCGTTAACATCTTCAGTAAAGTCGTACTTGGTTTCAGCGATTGTTTCTTCTTCGCCATCTTCAGTCTCCTCCATTTTTGCAGATGCACCAGAAGGTTTCGTCTTGAGAGACTTGTCGCCTTCTACGCTTACTGCAGCTGCAGCAGACGCACCAGCGTTCTTAGTACCTTTTGCACCTTCCATTGAATCAGAAGTAACTGCAATAACCTTCTTACCACCTGACTTAGATGTGTCTAGGGGCATACCTGGTTTTGCGTTCTTCGTGATAGGATCAGAGCCTTCGTCCACTTGTTCCATGTTATCTAACTCTTTATCGAGGGTCTCAGCCATTTGTTTAAACTCCGTTTAGCTTTGCGTTGTCTGTATTTATTTATAAATCACAAACTCTTCAAAAACGCTTCAAACGCGGAAATTTTGCGTTCTTGAAGGTTTAAAAGGGTTGCTTGATCTATTTCTTGTTTAATTTGAGCAACAGCAGACTCTTTCAAGACTCCGTTATCCCAAACCCACTCCTTTCCTTCCATGATTCCATCGACAAATGCATCTGGTGCGGAAGGATCAGCGACTATATCAGCAGCAGTTGCCAACATAAAGTCGTCCATAACAACATGACAGTTCTCTTCTTTACGAATTGAACCCATGCCTCTAGATGAAACACCTAGTCTGACACCCTCACTTAAGAGGTCTTTTGCGATTCTCCCCATAGGAGTTTCAAGTAACTTTGCCTTACCGATAAAGTTATTTCCATCTTCTTTGAGAGAAACTATTTTATGTGATACACGATCAAGGTTGATCGAAGGACCATCAGGATGACCTAATTCTCCAAGAGCTCGCCCTTTTTGAATATAGTTCTCATCGTATTTAGCAACTTCGTTCTGCAAAGTCTTCAGAGGATACATTCTGTTGTTACGGTTTTTCAATTCCGCTTGCAGAAAGATACCTTCAATAAAGTAATTCTTCTTGCCTTCTTTCTCTTCTTCGAGAAATTGGACGTTAGTAATTTCTTCAGCTATCAGTCTCATCTTTTGGTTCCTCTGTTGGTTCTTGTTCAGCAGTTGGTGGATCTATTGATGAAGGTGCTGTATCTACAACTTCATCAGCAGGAGGGTCTTCTGGTTTACGACCAGAATACTCCACGTTCTCAGGTTCTTCAGTACCGTCAGGAAGTTGATCTGCAATTTCATCTGCAGCATCCTGTGCGGTATCGTCTAGTTCAAAACCCATACTCTTAGCAAACTCAATTTTTCTTTGCTGAACTGCATCATATGCAGCAGCACTCAACGCATCATTAGTAGAATCGACTGCTTTCGCTTTATCGTCTGCAAATATTTGTTGAACAATTTGTTTTGCTATTTCTGTAGGCATGATAATTCCCTCACATTGTTATTTATTATTTAGAATTCTCCCCGCTTCAAGTCGCCACTATCGACTTGGGGAGTTTCTGGTTGTGCTACGTCGCCTTCTGGGGCAACGCCAGGATCCATAGAGGGATCCATCTCCGCATCAGGATCAAGTATAAGACCTGCTTCTCGTTCAGAATTGATCTGTTTGTCAATGTCTTTAATCTCCTGTTCAGTTTGTTTTAGAACCTGACGACGCATATACTCTATAGAGAAATACTTGCCAACGAAAGGATCCATTGCAGCAACTTGGTTCATACGTTCATTACGAATTTCAATTTCCTTCAATTCAGTGAAGTAATTGTCAGCAATGAAATCAAATTGAACGTGCTCTTTCATGTCATCCCACTCTTCAAGAGAACAAACTCCCTTTAGAATGAGTTGAGTTTTAAGAAGATCGATGAATAATTCAGAGAATCTTTTACGAAGACGTGCAACAAATTTCTGGAACTTTACTTCATCCCTAGTAATTTCAGCAGCACGACCAATGTTAAATGTAGTCTCTGTTTCTAATCTAGAAGATGGAACGTTAAGTGCCTTGTATAGTTTCTTTTGGAAATACTTTACGTCTTCTAGTTCACCCAGATTCTGTCCACCAGGAAGAGTAGTGATCTCAGTACCTCTACCGCCTTCACGACGAGGTAACCAGAAGTCTTCCAACATGGACATGAACTTCTTGTCATCTTTAATCTCACCAGTGTTCGCATCATATACTAACTTGTTACGATACCTACCCATAACCTCACGGAGATATTGCTCCGCTTTGTTTTTAGGAAGATTACCGACATCAATATAGAATATTCTACGTTCTGGTGCTCTTGATAATCTATAGATCACCAATGAGTCTTCAATCATACGGAGTTGGTTAACCGCTTTGATTGCTTTATGTAGGTGACTTAATGTCATGTTCTTATTGAGATCCTGTATACCAGAATGACAATAAGAGATTGAATCAGCAGCAATTTTAATGCCCTGATTGGTTGAGTTCTTTAATCCTTTCGGATTATATAAGAAATATTCTGCACTCTTTTGAGTGAGTTGAGTATTTAAATCAAGACCGCGTAATTGTTCTGGTCTTTTTTGGTCATACTCTGTGACCTTACGAATCTTACGAGGATCTACATAACGTAGTTCTGTAAGACCTAGTTTTGGATTATCTGGATCTATAACCTTATGATAAAATAATCTTCCATCAACATACCATCGACGAAAGATTTCATAAGATCTGTTATCAAAATCAAGAAGACGAAGGATAGTATCAAACTCATCCCTAATTAACTTCTTAATTTTTTCTGATTGTTTTAGATTAGATAACTCTACCTCAATAGGAACATTATCAAAATTACCACAAATGGTTTCATTTACGATATCATCCACAGCACTATCGCACTCTGGTTGAAGAACCATCTCTCTATAACGAGAAATTAGTTCATAATCATTTCTTACTGTTCCATCAAAGTCAACGGAATATCCATAGTACCCGCCACCTACGATAGGTTGCGAGCCATCCATATTATCCTTTTGAACAAAAGAAGGTCCCTTAGGAACCTTCTTTGCTCTCTCAAGTGAAAAACCGAAGAGCTGATTAGCCATTATTAAATGTTTTTAATTATTGGTCCTATGTTTATTTAGCAACTATTTCAAACTATGATTTATACTCAAATGGAGTCCAGTATTGAACTTGCATCTCTACAGTGAATTCTTCAACTGCATCATTGTTACCGAAATCAAGATCGATAGCAGCGATTGCACTAGGGAAGATGTTATAGAACTTATAAGATTTGAGTATCTCTTGTTTACCACTCTCACCTTTTTCGGTGCTTCTTGCTAGTTGATGAACAACCATGTCCGCGAAGTAACCAGTAGAATCATCAGTATTACCTAGAGTAGCAGCAGAAGTAAAGTTCTCATTGTATGCTTGAATTGAAGATGCCCAAAGTTCAAACGCACTTCTAAGTACGAACTTACTATCGTTCATGATAGTAATAGTCCATGGTTCAAATGTTCTGTCACCTGCAATCTTTAACACACGTCCTCTGAAAGGAACTTCAATAACACCAATCTGGGATGAAGGTAAGTTTGCTGCACGAACTGTAAATTTTCCTTGCTCCGAGAGTCCTTTATTATCTAGTCCAGTAATACCAGATGGGAAGGCAAGATCTACTTGGAATAAATTGGGTCTTGCAAAATCTGATGTTACACCTGCCTTGAAGCTGTCAATAGTAAATCTGTCTGCCATTTTCTTAATGCTTAATGTACCGTCCTTTATATTTAGACATATGATTATTTTCGAGCATAAAAAAACCTCCGCAACGCGGAGGTCTTGATGTCTTTATTAATTATTGTGCGACTTCGCTGAAGGAAACTCCAGTTCTTGTTGCTACAAATGTTAGTGAAATGTAGTTGATAGTGCGTGTTGGTTTCACGAATATTTCTGCATAGAACTCACCACGGTCAACAGACTCAGGTGGGTTGTTTGATGCATCACACTTAACTAAGAAGTCAGTTACTCCACGACGACCTTGAACATCTCTCATGTATGGTTCAACAATGTTGAGGAAGAGAGATCTTTGTGCATCATCGTTTTGCTCAAAGAGTTGTGCTTTAGCAGCACCAGAAATAACTCTTTCGATTGTTAGGAATAAGCGACGAACGTTAATTCTATCGAATGCACTTGCAAATCCAAGAGCAGTCTTATCACCGAATAGTACTACACCTTGACCAGGGAAGGAAACAACAGGGTTAATTCTGTTTGCATACAGACGATCCCTTTGTGTCTTAGTTGGTGTGAATGCAAGTTTGATTGCGTTTCTTACAACACCACGTTGGAAACCTGCAGGTGAGAACCAAGGTTCTGAAGTTTCAGTTGTTTGTAAACATAAACCTGCAACGTCTGCATTACATGGAATGTAACGATATACATCGTTATACTTGTCGTAGATATACTTGTATCCAGAATCAAATACCATGTAAGAAGAACTTGGTAGTTGCTCAAAGAACTTAACAATGTTATCTGTTGCTGTAGCAGTGTTAGAAACACCAATTACATTTGCACGACGAGGTGAAACAAATACCATGCAGTCGCGTCTTTCTTCAGCAATATTAACTAGAGCAGTTACTTTAGCGATTGCAGCAGCATCATCAGAACCAGAAGGACCAGCGATGATGAAATCAAGAGTTTGTGACTCAGGATCTTGTGCTAACTCATATGCTGTAGAAAGAGCTGAGTTAGTAACTGTATATTCACCAGAAGATAATGCGTAATCAACTCCACCTGTCTAGCAGCAGCTGTTTGACCCCAGTTACCATCAGAAGCAGAAGCAGTAGCACTGAATAAACCAGTCTCATGCTTACCCCAGTAAATATAAGCAGACTTTTGCTTAAGTACTTCCTTGTAGTAATTAGTTTCTCCAACAGATGTTTTAGCATCAGATGCTTTTGAAAGACCTGTAAATCTTTCTAGAACTGCACCAACTGTGCCAGTAATCTTACCATCTATATCAAGAACTAAAACGTGAACTTCATCTCTGAATCCACCTGCATCAGTTGTAAACTTAGTAGTTTCTGGGCGAGGAGCAACATTGATCCACTTAGAACCAGGTAGATACTCACGCTCTGCATACTCAACACGAACTGAACTGATAGAAACAGCGTTAGAGTTAGTGTCTGTAACACTATCAGCACCAGCAAAATCAATAGTTCCTTTATTCTTAGCAACATATAAACGTCTTTCGATTCCTACATTGACTGCAGCAGTATTTGATCCTTGTGTAATTACTTGATCATCAGAGATAATACCTGTAACACCTGCACTAGGAATACCGATTTCTAATTTTTTATTACCAGGATCCCAAGCAAGGACATCGATAGTTTCATTAGATCCACCGATAGCGATTGTAGTAGAAGTACCAGGAGTAAAGTCACCAACAATAGTATCAACTGTTAGAACTACACTATACTTAAATACTTTACCAGCAGCACCAGAAGCAGCACTTACAGCAGCATCTGCAACAAACTCATGCTCGTTACCTGAACCAGGAGCAGGGAGAACAGCAATCTGGTCAGCACCAGCATCTGTTACAAATACACCAATCGAGTTACC